GCTGAGTCAGCCTTGAGGTACTGTCCGTTAGTTCCTACTGGCAAAACTACTGGAGTGTCATTTGCGCTAGCGGCTAGTATATCACCTTTAGCAGCAAAGATTGTTGGCTGAATTACTGCGCTAGTGTCAAGGCTTAGCGTGACAGAACCCGATGTTCCTCCACCTTGGAGTCCATTGCCTGCGACTACTGCAGTGATGTCACCAGTAGATGTAAACACCTGCCATGATGATGTACCTGAGTTCCAGACATACATGTTGCCATCGCCAGTGTTGTAATAGATAACACCTGCGGTTAATGGGTTGCCATCATTGTCTACCGTAGGAGGCGTAGCCTTTGGACCAAGGTATCTATCGTCAAATGAATCCCAAGCAGCCTCAGCAGATGTAGCACTTGTGGCTGCGCTGGCTGCAGATGTTGCTGCTGCAGTAGCACTTGCTGCTGCGGAGGTAGCAGATGTGGCTGCTGCCGTAGCAGAGTTAGCAGCCGATGTAGCGCTAGTTGCTGCTGCTGATGCAGAAGCACTTGCGTTAGAAGCCTGAGCGATTGCAATAGACGCTGCACTGTCTGCGCTTGTAGCACTTGTCGCTGCTGCGGTTGCAGAGCTTGCTGCAGCAGTTGCTGAGTTAGCAGCGCTTGTGGCAGATGTCGCTGCAGCCGTTGCGCTGTTAGCAGCGTTTGTTTCACTTGTTGCAGCAGCAGCAGCGTAGCCTGCGATTGCGGCTACAGAAGCGGCAGCAGTTGTTGCTGAAGCAGCAGCACTGGTAGCGCTGGTTGCTGCAGCAGTAGCGCTTGCAGCAGCGCTTGTGGCGCTGGTAGCAGCAGCCGTGGCTGAGGCAGCAGCCGAAGTTGCGGAGGTGGCTGCAGCAGTAGCAGAAGTTGCTGCGCTAGATGCTGAAGTAGCAGCAGCGCTTGCACTGGAGGCAGAGGCTGTTGCTGAGTTGGCTGCACTTGTTGCTGATGTGGCAGCAGCAGTGGCACTGTTAGAAGCGCTAGTTGCGCTTGTGGCTGCAGCAGCAGCAGAGGCTGCAGCCTGTGCTACACCGCTTGATACGCCAGTATCAACATAATTCTTTGTTGCTGCATCCTGTGCAGATGATGGGTCGCCAAGACCAGTAATCTTGTATGTTGCAGCAAGAAGGTTTGAGCCTAGAGTCTTATTGCTTAGGGTCTGTGCTGCATCGTTAATTGTTACAGTTCCACTGGTATTAGGGAATGTAATGGCTCTATTGGCTGTTGGGTCCTCAACATTAAGGGTTGTATCAAAGGCATTGGTTGTTGCGCCTTCAAACTTAAGACCATTAGCACCAATAGTTTTATTGTTTAATGTCTGCTCTTTGTCAGTACCAACAATTACACCATCACCAGTAGCAATGCCGTGAACATGTGTTTGGTTAGCAGCATCAAGAATCGCTTGGTCAATGTCATAGCCACGGGCTGCGATATGGTTTTCTGACTCACGGAAGTCACGAGCAGATACACCGTGACGAACCACTGCACCAGCAGAGTGGGCTACAGCCTGTGTATTGTCAGCACCACGAGTTACTGTAAGGGTTGTACTGCTACCAGAGGTAACAGTAAGCACTTCTTCCTTAGAGGTATCTGGGTCTACAATCAGAGTGTAGGGAAATGATGTCGGAAATCCGCTAATGGATGCGACAATAAATTATCTCTGATAGTGCGAACGGATTGGATGTTGACGGCGTTGGTTATTCGCCACTTCATTTAAACGCTGTTGATAAATGTTGTACAAGAATCTGGATGCGTTCTGACCAGAACCAGTTGGTCGCACGCCATCTAGGATGTCTGCTGCTGCAGACTGAGGACCAAGGCGTGAAGGGTCCAAGAATGAAACCATACGGAAGGCTGCGCCATAGATGACTACATCCTCTGAGTATGAAGGAAAGCCTGTAACTGTTTCGTACTCTTGGTCATTGCTAGTGAGCAGCGTTGGGCGCTTGCTATAGGAAACATGTACGGTTTGTCCAGGCACAATCTCTGAATAAATAGATAGGCTCTTTGTGGTTGCAAAGGCATCTGAATCTGCAGTTCTATCTAACTGCCATGCACGAGCAGGAAACCACTCTTTGGATGGACCGATTGTAGAGTATGTAACTGACAGAACATTCTGCACTGCTGCAGGAATCTGATATGAATACTGCGCTGCAACATAATCAAAGTCATAGGTACCTGTGGCAAAGATGCTTGGGTACATAGAATCAATAGTGTTGTTGATAGCGTTCTTAATCTCTTGGCGTGGGAACAGTGGACCCATGACAACCTTAGCGTTCTGGGCATGGGTAGCAGGTGTAGTACCACGCTGTCCTCTACCCCAAGGGGCTAGGGTTAATGTGTTAGCCACATTGTCTGTAGCATGGACGAAGATAATTTCGTCATCAATCTGTACATAACCACGACCAATGACAGAGGCATCGTGTACTTCAATGGTTGTTGCTGTGCTTGTAGCAGCAGTATCTAGCCATGTTGATGGCTCTGTATTCTCTGTATAGGCATGCAGTACAGCCTCAACGCGGTCTGCTAGTTGGGCAAATGTACTCATAGGTTAATGCTCCTTAATGCAACTACGGCTGATAGTCCAGAGGTGCCAGCAAGTTCATTGCAGATGGCGTTTAAACCTTTGTAGTCATTTGGCTGGCGAGTAGAACTAGCCTTGTAATTGAGGGCAGCAATAAGTCCTTTGCCAGTAGTTCCAGCCCATGCGTTTGCAGCGCCCTGTGGCGCTTCATAAGCCGTATAAACGGGGTATGTACCGCCATTGGCTAGACGGTTAAGTTCACCCGTTAGGGTACTTCCTGCTACTCCTGTTGCCATTACTTGCCTTTCTTCTTCTTGCGAGCCACTGCTGCGTTATCTACTAGGTTCGGATACTTCCGACCCGCAGCCTTTGCACGAGCCTTGGCTGCAGCCTTCTGTGCAGAAGTAAGTTTTGTAGATGTACGCTTTGGATTCTTCGTGTCCCAAAATGCTTTCCTTTTCACCATTTCACCTTGTTCGCCCAATACGCCGCACTCATCTTGCCTTTGGCAATGTTCTTTGCATGGCGTGCTTTAAATGATGCTTGGCGTTTCGTAGGTTGTCTATCACCTGTAACGCCCTGCTGACCAAAACGAATGGTCTTAACTTGACTGCCTTCCTTGGCAACCACAACATGTGATTTAGTTGGATGGCTTGGCGTGCGCTTTGGTTTGTTAAAACCAGCAACGCCAGCCCGCGCTAGGCGCGGGTCGCGCTTACTTCTTTTTTCCGCCACGCTTTGCAGCCTTCTTCTTTGCCATTCCTGCTTCGCTCATAGCGATAGCAACGGCTTGCTTCTTGGACTGTACCTTTGCACCTGAACCTGACTTCAATGTTCCGCGCTTGTACTCGCCCATTACTTTGCCAACCTTCTTGGCTGCTGCTTTCTTCTTCATTAGTCGTAATCCTCATCTTCCATGTCTTTCATTGACATACCGATTGGGGATTCACCGATACGGATAATTGGCTTGTTGTAAATGGCTACATTAGGAGCCTTTGGTTGTTCTGTTGGGGTTCTGCCACCTACACCGTAGGGGGTAACAGTTCCGAAGCAGTTGCACTCAACGCACATTATTCTTCCTCATCTTCGTAAATGTCCTCATCTTCTATGGTGGGAGAGGGCAGTCCCCACATTGGCTCTGGGATGATTGAGTTAGTCGTCATCATCTTCATCCAACATTTTCTTAATCTCATCCTCAGAGGGCGCTTTGTAACTCACCCAACTTGGATAAGAACCTTTATCCATAACAAAGGACAGGGCTAGTTCGGACTCAAAACCTGCCTTGAGCAAAGAGTTGTAGTACTCGTTAAGCCAGATGCAGTACATTTCAAGTTCTGTATATGACTCATCTTTGACTGTACGCACGCGCTTTACTGGTTTTTTCTTGCGTGGTTTGCGAGCAGCCATTGTTCCTCCCTATGCTCCGTATGCCTTGCCTGTTTCGTTTGAAATTTTTACTGCTTCTTGAACCTTCTTCATAGTGGTTCCTGCGGGCTGTATGCCCTGAGCGCGGGCATCTCTATATGCCTGTAATTCTTTATCCCATTTTTTGCTTGACATGCTCATGTTAGAGTTGGCTTCTCCTGTATTCATAACAAGAGTTCCAACCTTGCAACCAAAGCAACCTTCTACAAACTCTGGGTGGGTCTGTTGTTGATGTAGGTTCATGCTGGTGTTATGTACGCTCCGTAGCCCTGAGCGGTTAACTCATCGGCTGTTTGTTGGGTGATTAAAGTCTTTGTACCGCCTAGATAGAACTCCTCAGCCTGGTCTGTTTGTACTTGGCTTGGGTATCTGAACGAGGAGTATACACCGTTTAAACGCAAGACTGAGATTCCACGGGCTATCT